GGATCGCCGGGGCCGCAAGGCCGCATGGCTGGAGCGCAAGATCACATCGGAGATTAACTCTGAGATTGAGCGCGAGATTGCCGAGTCCATGACCGCAGACGATTACTACGACTATTAAACCAATCACTAACCAAACGAAAGCGAATCGATTATGAGCGACGATATTCAAACAACCATCTACACCGAAGACGAAGTGCGCGTGAGCGTGGACGAGTGGGATGACGGCGGCGTGTGGCTGTCCCTGCAAAGTCGTGGTGCCAGTATGCACACCACGCTGACCCGCGCAGAGGCCGAGCAAATGCTCAAGGGTTTGCAGGCAATATTGGCAAAAGAGGTGTCAGCATGAATAAGCAAGAAATTGACGAGATGATGAGCAAATTGCCTAGCCAGCAGTCAGGAGAAACCTTGATGGAAAAGGTCTTGATTGGTATAATGCTGATGCTGGCAATCGGGTTTCTGATGTGGATTCCCGACTTCGAGCCAGATTGCTTTGACCAGCATAACAATCGCGTGAGTTGCGAAGCGAAAGCGAAGTAAAACCGAATCGGTTCCCGGCCCGAAAAGCCGGGAGGTCTGGCGACCCGAAAGCGAATCGATTACACTGCGAATCAGTTCGTTTTAACCAAGGGGATTACGGGTGATGCCAGAAACCGTCAAGAAGCCACGCAAAAAGGCCACAGAGGCCGCAAAAGCCCCCAAGGCAGGGGTAAGTACCTCCGCCGCCCAAAAACCCGCCAAAAGCCCCAAAAAGACCGGACGCCCGTCAAACTACGACCCTGATACCGCGCATCAGATATGCGAACTACTCTCAGAGGGAACGCCATTGAGGGTTATCTGTCGTATGGAGGGAATGCCAGCGTGGAGGACGGTTTACAGTTGGATGACTCGCGACGCCGATCTTTCTGCACACATCGCACGCGCCCGTGAGGTTGGTTACGACAATATCGCCGAGGAATGCCTGCACATCGCCGACACGCCGGAGTGGGGCGAGGAGATCACCGAGACCGTGGACGACAAGGGCAAGACGGTTGTGTCCAAGCGCCGCGTTGATCTGCTGGGCCACCGCAAGTTGCAGGTCGAGACCCGGCTCAAGTTGCTGGCGAAGTGGCGCCCCGACAAGTATGGCGACAAGACCATCTTGGCTGGCGACCCCAACGGCGCCCCGATCAAGACCGAGGACAAGAACGCCGACAAGTTCTTGGAGATCATCCGCAACATGGAGATGACCAAGCGTGCTGGCTGAAATTCTGGAAGACCCAGAAGTCAAGGCTGAGTTCGACGCCCAGCCCGAGCATGATCGCATTGCCAAGATCGCCCACGCCGCATGGGTGGCTGGCGCCCACCGCTACCAAGTCCCCCCGCCGCTAGAGCAGGACTATCTCGTCTGGATGATGCTGGCGGGTCGTGGGGCAGGGAAAACCCGTAGTGCCGCTGAAGCCTTGTGGTGGTGGTGCTGGCTGGTTCCCGGCGCCCGTGGGCTGGTGCTGGCGCCTACCTCGAATGACTTGAAGTTCACCTGCTTCGAGGGCGTGAGCGGCCTGCTCAACTGCATCCCGAAGGAGTTGATCGTTGACTACAACAAGCAGGATCACCAGATCAAGTTGTCCAACGGCTCGATCATCCGGGGTATCAGCGCCGACTCATACGAGCGCCTGCGCGGCCCTCAGTTCCATTTTGCGTGGTGCGATGAGTTGGCCGCATTCCACTACATTCAAGAGGCGTGGGACATGATGATGTTCGGCCTGCGGTTGGGTAATCAGCCCCGCGTCATCGTGACGACGACACCGCGCCCGAAAGACCTGATCCTCGACCTTGTGGGCCGCGAGGGCGACGATGTGGTGATCGACCGCGCCAGCACCTATGAGAACTCGGCCAACCTTGCGCCGACCTTCAAGAACCAACTGGAACAGTACAAGGGGTCGAAACTGTACGAGCAGGAGGTCATGGGGGCCATCGTCGATCTGGAAGACGGCAAGGTGGTGTCCCGCGATATGTTCAAACTCTGGCCGGGCAACAAGCCGTTCCCCAAGTTCGAGTTCATTGTGCAGAGTTACGACTGCGCCTTCAGCGAGAAGGAACACAACGACCCCACGGCCATGACGACATGGGGCGTGTTCAAGCCTCTGGACGGGCCTATGAGCGTCCTGCTGATCGACTGCTGGGCGGAGCATTTGTCGTTCCCCAAACTCAAGCCCAAGGTGCTGGACGAGTGGCGTGTGTCGTATGGTGAAGGCCGGGACGCCAAGCGGCCTGACCTGATACTGGTCGAGGATAAGGCGGCGGGTATTTCCCTGATTCAAGAGTTGCGGTATGCGCATCTGCCTGTGCGGGCGTATAACCCCGGTAATGCCGATAAGATGCAACGCTTGCAAATTACCGCCTCGATATTCGCGACTGGCCGAGTATGGTTACCCGAGTCGAGTATTCACAAAGGGTATGTGCGGGATTGGTGCGAGGGTTTCCTAAGTCAAATATGCGCATTCCCTGATGCGGCGCATGACGATTATGTAGATAGCGCAACGCAAGCAATTCGATTGCTAAAGGATATGGGTTGGCTCGACATCAATCCAGAACCCCGCGATAATGACGACGATGATTATCTGGAATTCACACAGCAAAAGCGGGTGAACCCCTACGCTGTTTAAGGAGCAATATGGCCGACCCTCGCAAGCCTGTACTCGGAGCCTTGAAGGCAATTCAAACTGCAAGCAAGGCGGCTGATGAGGAGTTGGCTGTCATCGAGGCCGCGAAGGCCGCAGACCGAGCCGCCGCAGGACGCAGGGCCGCAGATGTGGCAAAGGCCACCGCCCCGATGAAAATGTCCGAGGCGCTGGGCAACATGAATGTGGAGGGCAAGGGCAGGCTCAAGATTACTCAGGCCGACCGCACCCGTGTGGGTGGCGGCAACATCGGCGGGCCAATGTTCTCTGGTCTCCAGCAGGTCGATCCGCTGTACGAGGGTGCCGCGTGGGGCGTGGGCAAGAAGTCCACCGCCAGCGCGATGATCAACCAGTCTGACCCTAACACGCTGTGGACGACGGTGCTGGGTTCTGCTGACCAACTCAAGACCAACCCGCTGGTGTTCAACAAGTTGCGCAAGGGCTTCACTGACTCGATGAAGCAGGGCAACCTGTCCGACGAACTGGCGGGCAAGATCAACCACAATCTGGCGCTGACCTTCGGTGAAGGGGCGGACATCCGCGACCCCAAGATTTGGCGACAGGCCAACACCTTCGAGAAGCGTGCCGCACTGGCTGACGCGATGCTGGGTCAGGGCGTGCCCCCAAGCAAGGGCGGCGTGGCGTTGGGTGGCGAGAAGAGCGGCAAGGGCGTGATCTTCCAGCCGTCCGAGATTCTGCGGCGTGAGACCGAGCCGATGCTGTTGCACCCCGAGCATGGCGGCGATGTGCCGACCTTTGCGGTTGGCCCACGGCTGTTCACGCTGTCTGGCGATGTCAAAGAGCGCCCCGACCTGCACCCCGGCTTTCCAATCATTCTGCAAGGCGAGGACAAGGGCGTGGTGTTTAACCCCGTGGCTGGCCTTGAGGCCATGCCAGAGTTTGTCAAGCGCCACAAAGAGGTGAAGGGCCGCGACCCTTCCAGTTACTTTGACTGGACGATGGGCATCAAGGGCGAGGGTCTGCCGACCCAGCCGATCACTGAAGAGTACCTGACCTACCTTCAGAAGAAGGGCAAGAAGGAGGGCGGAGCCGTGGCACACCAAGAGACACCCGAAGAGATGGCCCGCTTCCAAAAGCGATTCGCTTTGCACAAGGCCACTGGCGGCAAGGTAGACATCCCGCGCCTGTCCCTCAAGAGGGCTGACGGCGGCAAGATTGCCAGAGGCATCATGGGCGCCTTGAACAAAGCCGCCAAGGCTGTGGATGCCGAGGCCGCTGGGGCCAAGACCTTGACCGCCGCCGAGCGTGAGGCTAACAAGGCTAAGTTCCTTGAGCCAAGTGCGGTAAAAGAAAAACTTTTCAGGGGTAATCGCAGAGCGCCCAAAGCGGACAAGTTTGTTACGACCCAAGATCGAGCAACGCCATCATTTACTAATGATCCAGAAGTTGCAAATGTGTACTCGCAACAACTTGGTTGGGATATTGCGCACGGCCCCGGGTCTACATCCGTGCCTGTTTATATTCAATCTGAAAAACCGTTTGATGTCAGGCCATTAGGAGAACATATTACATTAGATGAAATCATTGATCGAATGGATCACGATTTCACGGTTCCTCGACATCCAACAAAACTTGGTTATGAGGACTTGGCTGACATTCTTGGGACGCTAGATCATCACGCTCAAAAGGGTAACGCCAAGCAAAACATTGACGCAATAGATAAAAGAGGAACATTCAGAATCCGAAACTTTTCTCAATTAGCAGATGAGATTAGCAATGCTGGTAGCAAAAAAGACATTGACCGCATTTTGTATGATTTGTTGCCTGAAGCATCAATAGACACATATGCGTTGGCTGATTCGCATGAAATGGTGAATCAATTAAAAAAACAAGGCTTTGACAGCATGATTCATAAAGATGTTTTTGATGCTGGTATGCCTTATTACAAAGGCAACCCAAGCAAAATTGAAGAAGGTTTTGATTCGGATTATGTTATTGATGCGTTTAGACCATTTAATCAAAACAAAATTAAGTCAGCCATTGGCAACCGTGGAACTTACGATGTAACCGACCCGGACATCACCAAGGCCAAGGGTGGCGCTGTCGGCCACGAGTCCCTAGAAGAACTGGAGCGATTCCACAAGCGGTTTGCCCTGCACAAAGCAACGGGCGGCAAGGTGGACATTCCCCACCTATCGCTCAAGCGCGTCAAGAAGTTTGACGGTGGTGGTGTTGCCGCTCAGTCGCCCGAAGAAACGGTGACACCGCTGGGTGACACCGAGAAGTCTCGCAACGCCAAGATCGCCGAGAAGTTGTACGAGATGGCAAAGGCGCAAGGCAAGGAAGAGGTGGAGAGCCTCAAGAAGCCTCGCGCCATCACCGACCTGCTCAACCGTGGCGTGCTGGCTAACAACCCCGTCAGTGCTGGCGTAGACCTGCTTAACATGGGTCTGGGCGGCATTGACACGGCCATCAACGCCATGCGATCCCCAACGATGGGCGAACTTGTGACGGGCAAGCAAGACAAGAAGTATCTGTCCAGCGAGAAGCCGTTCCTCGGGTCGGAACACATGAAGGAACTGATGGATAAGTACGGCGTGACCTCTGGTGAGGAACGCCCGCTGATGGAAACGGCCCTGAGTCTTGTCAGTCCCACGGCGGTGATCAAAGGCGCCCAGAAGACGGCTGATGTGGCGAAAAAGGCACCGGAGATGGTGAAGCGTGCAACAGATGCTTTCACTTCGAGTAAACTATCCCCTCTGGCAACAGAGGCGAAGACTGCATCGGCAGGGAAGCCAACAGGAGCGACATATGCAACAAAACAAGAAGGGCCATTCTTCCGAGTCCGGCCAACATCACCTGACGCAAGTGCGGCAAAGGGTCGCGGCGTTAGAGAAGCGGATGAACTACAAGGCACAACCACTCTCGGAGGAGAGGCAGGATCAACTGGAAGCCCAGTTCCGACGCGCCTCTCAGATGAAGAGGTGGCCCGAATAATCGCAGACCCAGCGGCAAACGAGCCGCTGAACATTGCGAAGAAGTACACGCAGGAGACTCAGGGTTCTGAGTTCACCCTGCCCCAGATTCCCGAGAGTTCGCTGGTCAAGCAGTCAGCGATTGGCCGCACGCACCAGTTGGCCGTAGAGGGCACGCCCGAGTACAAGTCGGCGGTGTTCGATGCCTACGCCCGCGAGATGCCCGAGGTGTTGGAGCAGTCCGGCGCCAAGAACTACGACGACCTGATGGAGAAGGCGTATCGCCAACTCGCCAAGGAGACCGACGATCAGTTCCGCGCCCTGCCCTACAACTTCTCGTATCACCGCGCTGGTGAGGGTAACTATGTCTCCAGCAAGGAGATGGCCGCAGATGTGCATGGCAACAAGCACCTGTATGTCTTCCAAGGCGGCGACCCCCACGACTTCTTGAACCGCATTGACCCAGTCACCGGGCTGAACGAGAACGAGAAGTTCCGCGCTGTCCACGACCTGCTGGGCCACGCCATCTACGGCAACCAGTTTGGCCCCAAGGGTGAAGAGACCGCATGGGCCATCCACAGCCAGATGTACAGCCCGCTGGCGCGTCTTGCGATGACATCCGAGACCCGAGGCCAGAACTCGATGGTCAATTACAGCCCTCTGAATGCGGCGCTCAAGGCCGAGATTGCCAAGTACGACGACCTTGCCAACGAGGCCCGTAGACGCGGCGATAAGGCGCTCCTGAACGAGATCAACGCGGCCAAGCGCCAAGCCTACTCTGGCTTCCAATACGCGCCCCAGAAGGCCGTTTTGTTGCCCCCTGAGTTCCTGAGTCCCCAATACGCTGGCGGTATGCCCTCATACCTTGAGGCCGCAAACCGACCCGCTAAAGGAACCGAAACCCAATCGGTTCTTACACACTTCAGCCACAGCCCTGAATTGCAGTTTGTCGATCCCAAGCGGTACGGCACTGGCATCAAGGGTGCGGAGGCCGAGCGCCTGCGTGACTTCCCCGGTGGAGTGCGCGACCGTTCGTACTTCTACATGGGTGAGCCGGGCGCTGTATCTCCCGAGCCGGGGCTGGGTGTGAACCGCTACCGTGGTGAGGCGTCGAGCCTGTACGACATCACGCAAGACCCGTTGAACTTCCGCGTGCTGGCCCGCGAATCAAACCGCACGCCGTACACCGCGAAGTACAACCAAGGCATTACCAGCCCCTTGCAGGAGGCCAACGACATGGAGCGTCTGGTCAAGGAGTATGGCTACCAAGGCATGGCGAATCCAAAGGCAAGCAAGCCGATGGCGATCATGTTCAAAGAAACACCAGTGCGTCGCGAAGCACGCGGCGGGCTGACATTGATGAAGTGAGAACAGTATGGCAACAGAGTTTCCAATCGATCCCAACGCAGGCCGCTTCATTGAAGGCTTGCGCATGACCACCGACGGCGGAGCCATTGCCGACCTGCCGGACGAAATCCCTGATGTGGAGGAACTGGAGGACGGTTCCGCGATTGCAACGCTGGAGCCGTTCAAGGGGCCGGAGGAAGAGACCGACTTTTACGAGAACCTTGCCGAGACCCTGAACATCTTCGATCTTGAGAAGATCGCAATGCGTTACATCGATCTGATCGAGAAGGACAAGGAAGCCCGCGAGAAGCGTGACAAGCAGTACGAAGAGGGTTTGAAGCGCACTGGCTTGGGTGACGACGCCCCCGGTGGTGCGAACTTCTTTGGCGCCAGCAAGGTGGTTCACCCTGTGATGGCCGAGGCGTGCGTGGACTTTGCATCCCGCGCCATCAAAGAAATGTTCCCGCCAGATGGCCCCGTTCGTACCAAGATTTTGGGTGAGGTCACTGACGCAAAGACAGAGACCGCAGAGCGCAAGCGCGACTACCTGAATTGGCAATTGACCGAACAGATCGAAGAGTTCCGCGACGAGCAAGAACAACTGTTGACTCAGTTGCCGCTAGGTGGTTCGCAGTTTATGAAAATCTGGTACGACGAGCGCAAGCGCCGTCCCTGCGCGGAGTTTGTGCCCATCGACAACATTCTGTTGCCGTTTGCCGCTGTGAACTTCTACACCGCCCAGCGCGTGACAGAACAGCAAGACATCACGGGCTGGGAGATGCAACAACGCATCGACCGTGGCCTATACCGCGACATCAGTCTGATCCGCGCATCCGCCGAACCAGAGCAGACAGCGTCTGAAAAGGCCAACAACAAGATCGAAGGCAAGTCGTGGGATGACAACGAAGACGGCCTGCGCCGCGTCTTCCACATTTACACATGGCTATCGCTTGACGACGACCCCATCACCAACGGCGAATCGGCCCCTTACATCTTGATGGTTGACGAGTTGGAAAGCAAAGTGCTTGGCTTGTACCGCAACTGGGAAGAGGGCGACGCCTCGATGGAGAAACTGGACTGGATTGTCGAGTTCAAATTTATCCCTTGGCGCGGCGCATACGCTGTTGGGCTACCTCACCTCATCGGTGGCCTTTCTGCGGCCTTGACGGGCGCTCTACGGGCCTTGCTAGACACTGCGCACATCAACAACTCGGCCACGATGCTGAAGTTGAAGGGCGCACGCATCTCTGGCGCAAGTCAGCAGATTGAGGTGACTCAGGTTACCGAGGTGGAGAGTGCCCCCGGCGTGGACGACATCCGCAAGATCGCGATGCCCATGCCGTTCAACCCACCTTCCGAAGTGCTGTTCAAGTTGCTGGGCTGGATCACCGACGCCGCAAAGGGCGTGGTGACTACCGCCGAAGAGAAGATTGCCGACGCAAAGTCCACCATGCCTGTGGGAACCACGCAAGCGTTGATCGAGCAAGGCGCTGTGGTGTTCTCCTCAATCCACTCGCGCCTGCACGAGAGCCAGCGCCGAGTCATTGGCATCATTGGACGCTTGAACCGCTGGTACTTGGACGAGCAAAAGCGTGGCGATGTGGTGGCAGAGTTGCCAATCAAACGCGAAGACTTCAAGCGCAACAGCGATATTGTGCCCGTCAGCGACCCGCACATCTTCTCTGAGACCCAGCGCGTGGCGCAGATGCAGTCGGT